TCCTCCTTGAACTGTACTTCCAATACTTAAGGTCGCAGTAGAATATCCTACTCCACCCTCCGTGATATCAATAGATGAAATAGTTCCTAAACCAGAAACAACAGCAGTTGCAGCAGCGGCAGTCTTGGTCTCTTGAGCAATAAAGAGAACTTTATTTTGGAAACCTAACGCAGTGGCATCAGCACTCTCATTCTGAGAATCAAAGATAGGTCTTAAAGTATCAACATAGATGGTAGTAGAACCAATTCCTACTGTCTTAATAATATATGCGTATGGATGAATACGTGGTTCATAAAGATCTCTATCCTTACCAATTGGAAGATCATTAACAAACTTATCTTCAGTTTGTCTACACCAATCCACTGGTCTTGTAAGTGCTTCATCAGCAGTGTTTCCAGGACCATAATATGGATTAGTAGAAACCAGATCCGTAGAATCGATTGTGACTACTCCACGAGAATCTTCTTGTAGATTCTTACCTTGCCCTAAGGATGGACTATGACCAATTGTAAGATCATCACCAATCTTAACTGTTTCAATAATATCTTTAAATACAACGTCACTATCCCCACTTCCCTTATAGAAGACGAGTTTAGAAGTATCATCTTTCTTAGGTGCTTCAGTAAATTCTAAAACACTACCACCCGTGAACTTATATCCCTGTCCAGGAACCTGTAGAATATCATTAACAAATACCAAGAGAACATCTTGAACATTGATATTAGAACCCTTACCAGATCTAATGGAAACAGTATCTCCACCATTTTCTGTTAGAGTAAAGGATTTAGTGACTCCATCAAACTTATCATCTAAATTATCAAGAAGATGGAGAAGACCTAATGACCATCCAGTGAATTCATCATTGAATACCTTTTCAATCTCAATTAAGAATTGCTTATATCCAGAAGTGGTAGGAATACCAACTGTTCCTCCAATTCCCACACTTAAGTATTCTCCTTGACCATATCCATATCCAGTCTCACCAATACGGAATTCGATTACACTTGAACCTTGTCCAACGACAATATCAATAGTTGCTTCAGTTCCAACTCCAGCATATCCATCTGCATAAACCAACGGAATATTAGAGTAAGAGAGTGGATCATCAATTACCACTTCTAGATGAGGTTGTACATTACCACCTCTGGCATAATGATGAGCACATGTAGAAGTTCCTGTATTAACAACAAACTTCTTATTATCAATAACTTCTAGAACAGTAACTTCCTTCGCTGCAGGATCTTGCTTACTTGCAGAGTTATTACTGGTACGTGGAGCAACAATAGATCCTTGAACTGTTCCACTTCCCGTAAAGTAACTAACAACTGTAGATATTCCCACATTAACTTCAAATTCTGTAGTGCTGTTAACAGCAGTAACAGGAGTTCCTGCATAAGAAGGATCTGGTCTTCTAGGATATCTGTGATAGGTGGAATTAGAGTCCTTACTGCAAGAGAACGTAAGTCCCTCTTCTTTCAATTTAATGCTCTCACCCGTAGTCAAAGTATGAGCACCAATTGTCATGGTAAGAATACCAGTGTTAGCACTATAATTTGCAGCAGTAACAGTATGATTAACAAGAGGTGATGCACCAATATCAAGAGTGATGGTAGTAGCAGTTGTATCGCTAATATTAACGGAAGTACTAAATCCAGGATCAGTAGACCTTGGATAAGTATGCAATGTAGAATAATCATCCATTGCACATCTAAAGGTTAATGCATTGTCCTCTAATTTAACACTAGTAGATGTTGTTAATGAATGGGATCCAATAGTAAGAGTAGAAACACCAGCATTTGCATCATAAGTTGCATCACTTACATTAAAATATACGAAAGGTGAAGCACCAACATTAACTGTAATAGTACTATCTGTAGTTTCTGTAATAGCGGTATTTACACCGATAACTGGATCAGTAGAACGTGGATAATTCTTCTCCGAAGCATTGTTATCCATAGAACAAGTAAACACTAATGCACTTGTTCCTATACCTACAGTATCACTAGTAGTATAAGTATGACCCGACCCTACAGTTAGTATCAATGCGCCTGTAGAAGCGGTGTAAGAGGCATCTGTAACAACTGTGGACCCTATTCCAGTAATTGTAATAGTACCAACCCCTACACTAACAAAGGTATGAGTATAATCGCCACCAGAAATAACTGCACTTGTTGCGGCACTTACAAACTGATGTTCATAATCTCCACCACTGATTACAGCATCTGTTCCAGTACCAACAAAAGTATGAGTAAATTGATTATTAGGCGATGCATATCCAACATCAACGGTAATAGTTGTTGCAGTAGTACCAGCAATTGCAACAGAAGTATTATAAGCAGGATCTCCACCTCGTGGATAATAATGAGTGCTAATTCCAGAATCTATATCACAAGTAAATCCAAGTCCTGTAAAGATTATATCTCGTCCTACAGTAAATCCATTGGCAGCAGAAGTAGTAACCGTCATAATACCACTTGCAGTATTATAACCTACGGTACTAATTGATAATGGAGCCGCATAGGAACAAGTAAAGGCAATTCCCGATAGTTCTACCTCATCACCTTGAGAGTAACCATGAGCCTTATGAGTAGTAATGGTTGTAACTCCTGTAGTCGAATTATATCCAACATTAGAGATTGTTCTAGGATGAGAGAATACATGGGTATTAGTAACTGCAATACCGGTAACATATCCACCACTCACTGTAGCGGTTCCAATTGGAGTAAGATTTACACCATTAAGGGATTCAGTCTTAATTGCAACATTAACAGCAGATGTAACTCCAGAGCGATAACCTGAACCACTATTACCAATCGCAATAGAACTAACAGTTCCTGCACTTGAAACAATTGCGGTTCCACCAGCAGAGATAAGTGGTTGATATCCAAATCCTTCACTAGATCCAACAGAAACCAATCTACCACCTTGAGGAATGTTAGATCCACCAGGATCAGTCCCTATGGAAGTAGCAGTTCCTACCCACGAAATAGTAGATATACCAGAACTTTCTTCTATAGTGTATTGATATCCAGTACCTGCTGCTTGGAATACATCATTTACTAAAATAACAGATTCAGTCTTAATACCCGTTACATTTTCTAGATTTTGTGTAAGAGTAAAGTCTCTAGTAACTCCATCAAATCCATGAAGTGAATCATAGACATAATTCTTGGCATAAGTGTCAGTAGAACCACCAGCAACACCAGAACGCATAAAGGTCCGTCCTTGGAAAGTAGAATGAGTTGCTATTCCTACCCAATCTCTATCATCTGGTTGATTAGTTGTACTACTTAAAGGAGTAAGTCCATAAGGTGCTTCTACAAAGTTTAAAACATTATCTACAATATTATAATTACCAATTACCTTCGTTACTAAATCTCCTGTACCATATCCAGCAATTCTAGTACCCATCCATCCACGTTGTACTCTGATGTCATTGGTTGTGCCTACCCCAACAGATTCAATCTTCATAATTTCTTCACCAACTTGCACCAAGTCAGCACCAAAGAATGAAGTTATACCACTAAACTCAACTATATTATTTGTATCCAATACTTGATCAGCAAGAGTGGTAGTAACCGCAGTAGAAACAACTGGAGATTGGATGATATTATCCAAAGCAACCATTACTTTTGCATTCTGATTTGTAGAAACAAAACGGTGTGACGTTCCTATTCCAACACTTGTTAGATCCAAAGGTACTGGAATAGATTTTAATGCATCTTCAGCACTCGATGCCAATTTAATAGTATCAGCATCAATCTTAATTACAAACGAATCTTCTGGTAGGTAAGAAGTGCTACCTATACCAGCAAAACTAGTAGTTGCAATTCCCACAGCAGAGGTAGCAGTTCCAACGTGCTTATATCTAATCTTCTCACCAGTTACCCAGAAATGATCTGGAACAGTAATAGTGTTATTAGTAACATCTACGATATCACTATCATTACCTGTAAAGTATCTTTCAAAAATAGGTCTATTAGTATGTTCTAAACCAAATGCTCTTAAAATATCTCTTTCTGTTCCTGTGTAACTTCCAAAGGCACTTCTAATATAAGCATTAGTAAAGTCAATTTCATTAGCTGCTTCAGGATTATCTGGATGATATAAGGCATTCATAAAGACTTTTACTTTACATGCAATACTTGCATTAGGTGTAAAGACTAAAGAAGTAACTCCAGAATCACTAACTCTACTACCAAAAGTTCCCAATCCAGCAGAAGTGTAAAGATCAGCAAATTGAACTTCATAAGTATCTACCGTAGCAGATGGATCGGCGACATAATTATCGACCACCAGAAGTTCACAGGTTTGATAAACATCATTCGTGGTATCTGAAATCTGAACAATAAAATAAGCAGAATCATAAGTATCGGGATATTGTCCAATAGTAGTAATTCCCGGAGTACCAGAAGAAGCAATAGTAGTTGCTCTCGCTTCAAGTCTTACGTGATTTAAATCTTGTGTTCCGATACCAGAAGAAGTCTCACTTGCAAAACCAACCTGAATAGTATTAACAACTCCAGTGGTTCCAATTCCAGCATTAGGAATATAATCTACTTTAAGATTAGATCCAGAAATATAAGGATAGAAAGTTCCTAACCCACTTCCACTTGAATATGGAGTTATCTCACTGGATAATTGTCCATACTCCAACATTAATACATTTGTTCCATCATGAAGAATATTAATTTCATCAAACTCATATTCATTACTACTTCCACTTACATCAGCAGTGACATTAGCAAGAATCTTAAGTGACCTATAAGTACTAGCAATAGAAACCACGTTAGTGGTAGTTCCAGCGGCAACTTCAACACTATCACTATCAATGATACACACATCACCAAATGTAGTAGCACCTACTCCAAGATAAGAATCTTCTATATTATAGGATAACGTGGTAATATAATAATCGTTAACTGTATACTGAGTAGGATACCATAATAATTGACCTTCTGTACCAACTATCTTAAAGTCAAATGAACCTTGATCATAGTTAGTCTCAACTCGTCCATATTGACTGATATATGCAAAAGCACCATCATGCAGAAGATCAACAACCATTAATTGACGTTGTTGAGTATATCTTTGATCCCTAATGTAACACAAATACTTGTTTGACCTTACTGCACTTAAATCAAAGGTGTCAACCACACTATACTTTGTAGGTCTAGGATTACTATTAAAAGTAGGACTAAAATCATCAACAGAAAGAACTCTGTTACCTACTGATTCATAATAATCACTTAAAATACGACTAGAGAATACGATTTCATCCGAAACGGTTTGCTCACTTATAGTAAGAGAATTTTCTTTAACTAAATCAAAATCATATACACAATGAAGATTTCCTATTCCAATCATATCACTGACAATAGTAAAATCAGTTTGATTAGTAGTTACACCAACTATTGCATCCGCCTTGGTTTCTAATTGATAATCAGAGAACTTTTTAAATCCTAAAGAATGATTTAAAGTACTTACAACATCATTCCAAGTATCATATGTAATATCCGATCTTAAAGAATAAGCAAACCTTTGATAATAGAAACTATCTTGTATTCTTTGTAGATTGTAATTCAACCATCCAGAATCGGTATCCCATCCATGGAGAACCTTAGATGTAGCATCGAAATGTAATTGAGATGTGAATGTAGTAATAGAAGATGCAATACCTTGAGTACCGGAAGAGTCTCCTTGTATAACTTCATTTAATGCAAAATTCTCCCCAGAAGATATTTTTAATAATCCCGATTGAGGATTCCAAGATTCAACCGTACCAGTAGCAGAATTAGATTTAACAGTTTCGCCTGTAAAGTACTCATTAGTTTTTAGATCTATATCAAATAAGGGGAAATATTTTTGAGGTATAACTCTCGCAGAAGAATTAGCAGAATCAAATGTTCCAGGAATTGAACCAGTTGGTTTTGTGGCAAGAACATCTTCAATATTGTAATAAACAGTACCTATCCCACCCAAATTCTCATCTACAGAAGTTACATCAAATAGTTTGTATCCATAATCAACAGAGTTATATCCAACTCCAGTACTTCCTACTCCAACACTTACGTTCTCAACTAAAATCTTATCATTAGTAGTAAATGGGAAACTATTAGCAGTACTAAATCCAACCGAAAGAGTAAGACTTACTTCCTTCGTAATAGTATTAAATCCAACAGTACTAATTCCAACTCCATTACTGTTATGAACAGGAATAATAGTTGGTTGTACATTACTCATTCCTGTAGTGTTCTTAAGAATAGTAACTTGAGAATCACCTAATTTATACTCAATATCAACATCAGTTATTTCTTTATTAGTCTTACCATCAAGAACTCTTAATTGAGGAGCTGATGAATATCCTCTACCCCCAGAAGATATACCAATAGACTTAAAGGATGCAAGAGATTCAATGTCTATTAATTGAGGTAATGCAACAGTAGGACGAAGAGTGGTATCTGTAGGGAAATTATATCCAATATTATTAAGTTTAGTCTTCTTAACTTGACCAATAGAATTACTTTCTGCTTCAATAATCGAATCTTTACCTACAGAAGTAGTAATAGTGGTTATGCCTGGAAGAGAAGTATAATTTAATCCATTATTAGTAACTTCAAATTCAGTAATAGGTCCATAAGCATTCGTCGAAATAGTTTGATAATTTAATACAGAAGTAGTTGCTGCATAAGAAACTGCTTCAGGATACTCTGAAAGAGTATAGGTGAATGTATTTGTTCCACCGACTGTAATCGTTTGATTACCATTATAAAAACTTTCTCTAACTTCAACTTGATTGTTAGCAATGACTTCCGTATCAATATTAATTTCTTCTTTTACAACAGGAAGAGTACTTTCATATAAAGGATCTAATTTATAATGAAGAATATTGGGTATATTTTGATTTACAGTTACAGTAACTTTAGCACCCGCACTTCCTACTTTTCCACTTCTTACAACTTGGAAATCTTTATTGTCTAAATCTTTATCCCATAATTCGGTAAAGTTCTCATCCTTATAAAAATTAAGTTCAAATGCTGAATAATCAGTAGACTGAACTGTATATTGTAAACTTGAATCAGAAACATCAAATTCAACTGAAGAATTTTTATAGACGGTTAAAGGTGGATTAATAGCACTAATAGTTCCAGCAGAAGTACTTCCTAATCCCACGACAGTTGGTATAAGACGTGTGGCATCATAATAGGTATTGGATAATTGGAATTTATCATCCGTAGATTTAATAACATAATAAATTCCATTATTGGATAATCCCTCTATAGGACTACTAGAGGTATAAACAACCTTTTGACCATCTGCAAAACCATGATCAGTTATAGTAAATGTGTCAGTAGTACTATTGACTCCCGCAGCAGTAAAATCCTGCGAATTAATTAAAACTTTTCTATTATAATCATTATACGTAATAGTTGAATAACCAACATTTTCTGGGTTGATGTCGATATCTACCACATCGTTATTAATCAGTCCATGAGTGACCCCTGTAGAGACCGTGACAAGGTTTCTAGTAAGAGTTGCGGTAATTGGTGAGAAATTGGTTTTAAAGCTGTGATAGACCCCTGTACCCACTCCACTGAAGAAGAGAGTAGTAGAACTCTGCACTGTACTTGCAATCCCAACAAAGTTTCCAGTAGAACCTAATCCAACCCTAACAGTTGCTATACCAATTAAATTAGGATTAATAACACCAGCATACAAAGTTTGCCCGTCAGTAAGAGTGGCCACACCAGATGTGGCGTTTTCCCAATAAGAAAGACCAGTTCCATTTCCAGGAGAATATGTTAATTCATCACCTGTTTGTAAGTTATGTCCAGGTATATAAATGGATTTTGTTGGAATATTAAGTTCAGTTATTCCAGTACCAGGATTGGAGATAGAAAGAGTGTATCCAATACCCACTCCAGCAGTAGTTCCAAGTCCAACGGATTCAGTTGGATTGAAGTATAATTGGTCATTCAATCGAGGACTATAAGTAGTCTTAAATCCAGCGTCAAAAGTGAGTTTACGTTGAAGAGGATATAATACTGATGTAACAGTGTGAGAACCCCCTACAGTCCCTTCTACTGCTCTTAGAACACGTATCCTAGACAGTTGTGGTTGTACATTCAATACCTGTACTTTTTCTGTCCCTATTCCTAAAGTATCATTAGGTCTAATCGATGGGTAAGTTAATTCTCCAGAGACATTAAAATAAGTTACAATACCAGTAACACCTACAGTAGAAATACCCGATGACGTTGTACCAACTCCGGTTACAACAAACTTACTAGTAGTTACACCAATATTATAATTCCCACCAATTTGAGAGGAGGTAGTAGATAATCCACTAATAACAACCACATTTTTATTCTTAAAGTTATGAGGATCAGTAGAAAAGGCAATATAACTCCCTTGAGTATTATTAGGATATAATTCCACCCCAGTGATAGTACTTTGAGCAACACTAACACTACTTACCGATTTACCTTTAAGTTTAGAAACTTTAGCACTGGCACCTATTCCTTTGGTTTCACTATTATCAAAAACAATTGAATCTCCAACCTGATAGAGATCTCCTCCAGTTTGAATTCCTATATTTGTTATACCTCCTGGAGTTACTCCTTTAACATCAACAGTCTGAGAAAGATCGTCCGGTATATAAGCATATTGATATGTTAAATTTCCTTCAATAAGATTATAAGGTTGAGTATTTCTTAACCATTTGGATTCATAAAGTTTTTGAGAATCCTGATCTGAATTATGTGCAAAATTAAAATCATTAGGAAGAGAATAATAATTTTCTCCTATAAGATAGGGGAATACTGGTCTCTTATATCCAATGAAAGGTCCAGCAGAATCTGGAGAACCTGATTCAATAGTTGCAAAGTATGCATAAGTTCCTTCTGGATATTCTGGTGTAATACAGAATCTTCCATTATTCTCATCAAGAACTGTTTCATCTATTACATCTTTATGAGTATAATCTTCAACAAAAATACCTTCTGCCCAGATAGATGTGGGTGGTCTTCCCGAATCTAAAGATAAAGAGTATCCGGATACCATTTGAGAAACAATACCACCAGATTTAGTGATATATCCATAAGGACCATAAATGGGATTTCCGTCATATGCCCATCCAATAATTGGAGAATGTTGATCGGATTCAACTTCAAGACTGCTAATTCTCTTTAAATCTTTATCTCCATAAAGGGTGATCCCACTTTGATCGGTGGCAAACATTGTCTCCCTAAGTTTACGGGGAGCATAAAGATGAGAGTATTGTAATCCCCGACCTTTATTAAATTCATGAGCAATATATCCATCATCACCAGTAAACTTATCAAAGTATTCTTGAACAATATCAATAGTCCAAGTTTGTAATTGAGGTTGGAAAGCAACTCCCGAACCAGGAAATTCTACTGTAACTGTGGTTGACGCTTGAGTATATCCTGTTCCTCCCGAAATTACTTTGACTGATGTAATTTGATTATCTTCAAAAACAGGAGTAAGGATAGCACCAATACCATCACCTTCTATTGTTAAATTAGGAGCAGAATTATATTTTTTACCTCCATTGAGAACAACTACTTCACTAATAACCCCATCATTTATAATGGGAGTTAATTGTGCATCATCTCCCGATATTAAGGTAACCTCAGGAATTCTATCAAAATTAAGTACTTCTGAAGAACCATATCCTACACCTTGATTAGATAAATGAACTGAAGTTATTTGCCCTCTAAAAATAGGTTGAACTTCACATTCAAAAGTTTCTAATCCTGTCGATGCAATACCAACTTTACCCACTACACTAACAGATAAAGAAGGATAATCAAATATATGAGTTCCCACACCAACAGAAGTTAAATCTACATACTGTTTGGTTTTATAATAATAAGATTTCTCACTTGCTACTCCAACCTCAGATAATTTGAATTTATCAGCATCTACAGCAGTAACATAATACTCAGTACCCGTAGAAAGTCCTCCAACAACGGTTCCTGTTGTTTCGGTGTACTTAATAACATCTCCCGATGCATAATCATGATTAGTGATAGTAATTTCATTATAAGAAGTACTAATTCCAGCGATACCAGCAGTTCTCTTCTTATTTTGATAACCACTTCCTGAATCTATGACATCTATTGAACCTACAACTGATTTCTTGAAATAAGACTGTAAATTTTGCTTTCCAACCCCATAAGAAGATAATGTAACAGTATTAATACCAGCAAGGGCATCGCCTTCCGTTGTATGAAGTTTAACCGTTGTTAATCCAACTAAAGAAACATAATATGTTGATTGAGTCGTAATTCCACCTATATTTCCTTGTCCACCCGTTATATAATAAACTTGCTCACCTGCTTTAAACTTATGGAATGTGCCAAATCCAATAGTAGATTGAGAACTCCCTAAAGCAATACTTCCCCCAATTCCAGTAGCATCAAAAGAAGGAGAATATGTAATTTCCTTCATATTAGCAGTTGCAACCGCACCTGTTCCATTTCCACCCGTAATATTAACTACAGGAGTTTCTTGATAATCAAAACCAGAATCTAGAATTCTAATGTCCTCTAAAATACCCGAAACAGCCGCATATCCTGTAGCAGCAGTTCCAACAGAGTCTTTAATTAATAATTCTGGAACATTATTAATATCATAACCCGATCCCGGAGAATCTACTTGAATGTTATTAATTTTACCATAATAAACTTTATCCCTTGACTTATAATTCAGAATTTCTACACCATTAACTAAAATTCCAGTAAATCCAGGATTAGTGGTTGAAAATGTACCATCATTCGCTGGAAGAGCAACTTCTCTTAAAAGATTTTGAGCATGTAATGTTTTATTCTTAAACTTAAAGGGTTTAATAATATTATCAGTTAAAATACGATCTGAAGAAAGACTAATAAAGTTTCCATCAGCAATTTCATCTCTACTATACGCTAATCTAATATTAGTCTTACTTACCCTTTGTACAAAATAACTTCTTTCACCATCAGGAATTAATTCTGTTTCAGAGGTATCACTAATATCATCTAAACAAACAAAACCAACATCACCCGCAAATAAAGAAGATTTAACAACTAATCTTTTCTTTATAACACCTGTTGAATTAAAATATTCCTCTTCAACTTTTTGAGGAATATAATAAATCATATTACCACTATAAAAACCATGATCACCAGTATTAACTATCTCCCAATCACTTCCAACAAACGTTCCTGAAAAAGTGACTGATTGGGAAGAAACATCTAAAGGTTGAGATGCATAAGTTGGAAGAGATGGAGTAGCAACTAAAAGTTTTTTATCATCTACATATACATTTTGAACATTAGTTGCATAGACCTCTGCTTTTGGAAAAGTATTAGATTGTACTTTAGAAATATCTTTTCTAAGTCTATAAGTTTCAGTGGGAAGATTACCTTGTCCCCTAATTAAAACACTTTTGGATGTAAGAACATCAATAATACTAGTACTTCTTGTAACATCATTGGAATCAATAATGGATGCAGAATCCCCTATACGGAAATAATTATCAACTTCCAAATTAACCACATAACTCTTGTCAGAAGCATCTTCTAAAACTAAAGAACTAATTTTATAAATTGGAGCAATATTATAGAACCAATTTTTTGCCTTAAAACTTGTATCACCAATTCCTAAAGTTTTAATCTTTGCCGTATCACCAGGAGAATAGGAATATGTATTATCAGGATAAGTAAAGTCATTTAATACGGAATTAATTCTTACAAGAATTGTTTCACTTTGATCCGAGAAAGAACTACCAAATGCAAAAGTATTAATCCCAACAATAGAAGCATTAGGAAGAGTTCCACTTATTTCATCAACTCCAAAGAATTGAGTAAGAGATTTGGACGTATATGAAACAACTCCTGTTGTCCCATCATTATAAGTAACGAAAATATCTCCGGTAGATCCAAATCCCACTGTTGAATCAACATCAAGAACAGTTGCTCCTGCTGATACTTGCCCGATTATTTGAGTATTGGGTTGAACAGAGAATTCCCCATAAATTGCACCTTGAACTCTAACATCTCTATCATATCCAGAGTCAATCGAAAGTCTATAATATGTTCCTCCAATACTCGGACTAATTTTCTCTACTGAAGTAATAGGAGCATATGCTTTATTTTTATTTGATTCAAATGGGAATTGAAAAAGAGTAGACTGATCCAAATCCATAGGATCTCCACCACCAGGAATACTTTCAACTACCAGATCATTAGTAATCCGATATCCAGCATTAGATGGTGTAAATAAGAAATCTTTTGGTCTAATAATTCTAACATCTGTATCATATAATGCTTTAAATAAAATTTCAAAAGATTTATCAGTACCTTTACTCAAGTAAAAGTCTTTAACTTGTTTAATGAAAATATTTTGATCTAAACCACTATCAAGAGTTCTATCTTCAAATCCAGGAGCAAGTTGATGTTTTGTTTTAATTAAAAACTGCTTAAGGAAAAGAATACTTAAATTAGATATTGTAGATTCTGCATCATGCTCTTCTGCTTCAGTTTGGGTAAATACTAATTCATCCGTAGTTGCATCTTTTTCATAAGAAGTAACACCACTAAACCCTCTTACACATCCTGTAAAGGAAGAAGTAGTTTTATCTGTATATGTAATAATCTCATCATTAATTTTTAATAAACCATAAGAATCAGGAAACCCACTAGTACCTGTAGGGGATTTTACCAGATCTATTTCAATAGTATCGTCATCATAACCTAAAGCCGTCTTTAATATAGCACTTTCTACTAAATTAGTCTCTTCTCCAACCTTCACATATTGATCAATATTCTGAACAAGATCAATAGGTGCTCCTTGATATTCTTGAGCAATATAATATTGCTTTAAAAAATCCGAAATTAAAGGAAACTCTTCCTTTACATACAGAGGAAGTTGATTCTGTACTATGTTACTAAACTGAATTCTCTTTTCGGACATGTTATGATCTTACTAGGTTCCCGTTATGATAACTTGAGGTAACAACGTAATTTGAAGCGGCAGGATCTAATCCTGAAGAAATTTCATCTACCACCATCTCAAAATTACTGTTACTAATATCTAGTTGCAAATAAAGATCCTGTAATCCAATTACATCATTAGATTTAGGACATGCAGACATCTCAATGATGGTTTGACCATCCTTTAATTTACCATCAATAACATTTATAGGATTTATGGTGATGATTCCACTCTTATAATTTATAGTACCAACATTCCTCCTTACAATAGTAGGAGTAGTAGAATTAGGAGTGGGAAGACTAAAGAAGAAGAGATTACCCGTAACTCTATTTTGATTTGGAATATCAGAGATATAAACATCTCCATTTATTCCATTTACTTTGAATGCTGAAGACTTAATATTATATCCATTCATATCTTTGATATAAAATTCATTCCCAAACCCAATGGTATACTCTGCAAAACTATTTAAAACAACTCTCAAGTCTCTTCTCATTTGAAGAGTAGTAATATTAGATGTAACTGCTTCTGAGCTCTCATCAATTACTTTCAAAAACTTACTATACTTAAATCGAGCACCATATCGATTCAATTCAGTGGATTCTGCATATTTTGTAGCATTATTTTGAATGGATGTAGAAACTGCTGCAGCAGAAGGTGTTAAATTGGTGTTATAATAGATTTTAGAGTCAACTTCAATAAACAAATACTTCAAATCAAGGATTTCTGGAACAATTCCTGCTACAGCATACTTTTTAAGTCTAGTTTTAATATTTTCCTTAACTAAATTGGGTAAAAAGTCACCAGTACGTGGTTTTATACTTATAAAAACCTTTCCGTATTGTGGAGGGACTAATTCTTCACCTCCAAAAACAGAAATTGACTCTGTTTCGGGATAAATTCGTGAAGGAATCAAAGTTTCATAGTCATTTGCCGTTAATGCACGATTTTGAGAGGCATAAATGCGTGGTGCAAACTTTTTAACTGATTCAACAGTCTCAATACTCTCTCCACCCGATGATGGAAGTCCAGTTGTAACTAAAGAGATGCCTGAAGTAACAGAATAGTTAATAGAATTACGTGTATACTCTAAATTACCAGCAAAAGTGAATTCATTAACCCCATTTGCACTACTTCCACTAGAAACAAGATATTTTGCGGTAATATAATTGCCTTCTTCAAGTGCCTTTCCAAAAATTCCATCTCCAAAGAAGATTTCATACTTTTCATCTTCAATTTCTTGAAGATAAAACACTTTTGAGTCAGATTTTATGTCAAAAAGACTATCTTGAAGAGAATATTTGGTTGAAGTCGTAGATTGGTTATTATTTTTAACTGTGACTGTTAATAAACTACTATCAATTCCTACATTTCCTAAAAGAAAACGCTGATTTGCGGTTCGAGAAGTAAATGTAAAGTTATTTGTCAATAAACTTCCTTCATAAACAGAAATATCATCAAAACTAGCAACTCCATCAACAACTGGGACCGTAATATCACTAACAATTGAAAAAACAAAGGACTGATTACCAAAATTACCTGTTGTAGCACACACTGGACCTGCTTTAAGAGTTAAAGAAGCAGGAGAAGGTGAAATATTGGTAGTATCAATGAAGAAACTAATGGTTGCAGCAGATGCTTTACGTGATCTGGGTACATAACCTATATTTCTTGCTAAAGAAACTACATTTTCTCGTAAAGTAGCACTATCAATAAAAACTTCATTCGATACCATGTTGGCATTGTACGAAGTTATGTAAGTATTGTATGCCAATAAGTCAATTATGGTGGAAAGGTTAGACCCTTCAAAGTCATAATCGGTAAAATTAGAGTTTGCTTTCAGATAATCTGTAAGCGTTAGTTTAACCTGGTTAAAATCTAGGTCAGAAAAGTTGACTAGTGGCATTTTATCTTGTTGGTGTCAGTACTAATTGCAATTCTTGTGGAGGAACATCAGCACCTACAATTTCATAGGTGATATTTACATCAAATTGGTTATTATCAAAATCTGGAAATGCTTCCACATTGATCAATTGCACTCTAGGTTCATAATTATTGATAGATTCAGTGATTTCATCGACAATAATCGATGCTGTAACCTCATCTACGTTCTCAAAAAGCGTTTGTGTAATCCGTGAACCAAAATTAGGGTTAAAATATTTTTCTCCAGGTAAAGTAAAGACAATATTCTTCACTGAACGTGAAATTGCTGTCTCATTTTTAATGGCAATAAGGTCACTGTTCAGGGGATTTGCCTGAAAAGTCATACTAATGTCCTTAAAACCCCTACTAACCCTTTCTATTGGCATATAAACCTATAGTATATACGAATTATATTTTATTTATTAAGGATTTACTACTAAAATTCTGCATTAGGAATGGAATCAGTGTCATAATCTAGTCCTTCCCAAAATTCATCATCATTTTTACGCTCATATAGGTCATTTTGCACCTTAGAATCACGTTTTCTAGGTGTTTGAACGTCATTAGCAATTTCTCTAAGCATCTTTTGATGTTGATGGTTTGCTAGGTTGTCTAAAAAATCATTGGATGAATTCATTTTTTCGTCCTTCCTATAAAAAAAGACCCTTCCGGGTCTTGATTATTTATTTACCTTGGCCTCGGTACCTTTTTTTAGCCCCATTGCGAGAAGAAGCGGCATATTTTGTATGTTTGCCTAATCCTTGTCGAGTTTTTTTCGGGGTTGTTTCCACATAGGTAGAAGAACCCCATGAACCTGTTTTAACTTTTACTGGCATAAATTAACATCCCTCTGAATCGTGTGTGTTTTCCGTGTACTCTTCCCTTTCGGGATTTCTATGAGTCTCACAAGCATTAACTCTATATTGAAGCGAGTCACGCTTGGATAACTCCTCTAGTATTTCTGTAGAGAGGAACCACAATTCTTCTGTGGTTTTATTCCTCATATGGTGATCCACCCATTCTTGGAGCGCATCCATAACCTTAAATGATACGAGTTTTTTCGTGACCGACCCTTATACGAGGATCGCACCAAATATCCATACCTTTATCAATCGCATCTAAACAGAAGGATACGTCTTCGCCGCACATATCTTGAACACCACCTGATTCAAAGACTTGCATCTTTGGAGCAAACCAAGGATACTCAAGTTGTTCAAAAACTCCCTTCTTAATAAGAACCCAACCAAAACCAGTATAGTCTACTGTAAAAGGTTTCTTTCTTTTCGAGATGCTTTCGACGGTTTCATGATTCATAACACCGCCATTCTTACGGAAATCCTCTTCCTCTAACCAATGAGCAACAGATGTAGTTTGCCCATCTTCTGTAGCATACCAACCACCGACAATCTCTTTCTCCTCTCCAGCTCCTTCAGCAGGTAATGCAAGATCACATAACTGCCAGAATTTGTTTGCATCAAAGACAATATCCGAGTCAATCCATAACTGATAATCATACTTAAGTTTCCCATCCCAAGGAATCTGTTTAGGTCCTCTCAATACATTTGCACCTAAACACTTACAACGTGCAAAGTTAACCATTGAAGAATAGTCCTGCGAGATTTGGATAGACATACCTGCCTGAACCATATCAAAGCATAACTGCACAAAGTTTTTCAGGAAGATGTAAGAACACCCACGACCTGGAAGACAGAACACAATCGTCTTTCCTTTCATACGTGTCTTAATAGCAGGAATGTCCCACTCCTCTTCCTTTTTCTTTTTTACAGGAGGGGCTGCTTTAACAGTGAATCCTTTTGCCATAGTATTTTGTAGCTACACTTCAATTATAGACTGATTATATGTATCTGTCAATATGAATCGCTACCTTCTGGTTCTTTCCAGATTACCGAACCTCCACCTCCCCCAATACCTGCAGGGAGTTTCTCATATGTTATATCTTCTGCAGTTATATCTGTCTTCATTAATCCTACCATATTGGTGAGTTGCTTCCATGTATCCTGAAATTGTGTTTCATTTAAGGAATGGTACACACACTCATTCTTAATGTAGATGTGATATATTTCAGAGTCTCCCGTTATGTCTGCTTGATAACCTGCCAAACTTTATACCTCCAAAATTTCTGTGCGGGATTTTTTTATATATGAATGGTCTCTATGGGCGAATAATATATGACACCAAAATCCCCAAGAATCAAAATGGTAATCAGTCCATTTTTTACCTGGGGGATTTTTTTTATATTTAATTGTTGTAAATTTAACTCGCACGTACCCACTTTTGTAGGTTAGGGACTTTCGGTTTTTTATAAACGGGCAACGCGGCGCCGCACGTTAACACAAACCGCCGAACAAACTGTGTCTCCACGGTATAACATAATCATAACATATTACCTTACTAATTGTCAATAACTGTCCTTAACGGTTTATAACATTTAGTGAGAGTAAAAAGGGGGGTGAGTAACTAACAGAAACTCACCCCTAATCTGTCCTTTAATTGTTGTTACTTATAATACGTCAGATCTTGCCTCCACAATATCATCGAGGACTGCCAAGATTTCATTACCATTGTTTGCATTATCCAGGAGGAATTCAGCAAAGGTTCTTGATACAAACTGTGCGCTACTGTTTGACATAATTAAGACCACTAATTAGGGTTGACATTGTTATACTTAACTCACGCATGATTGCAGGAGTTCGGTATACTATAGGGACAATTTAATCGATCCCCCTTGTTATTACCAACAGACGGGATTTGACAGATCCTCGATATAACTTTCTACTGTCTCATTCTCCTGTAAGTTTAACACTTTATCCCAGTTAATTTGATGGGGATTGTAGTCATCTAAAACAGAAATATCCAACGTTATTCTATACTTTGTCTTGGTCTGGTTGTAGTAAGAAACTGTCATCGGATTAGAGGCGATAGAGTTACTAATAGTATTATAATGTATTAGAGCATTGTTGTCAATATGTGTCAGTTATTTATGTGTCTTATATAACAAAAATCGAACCTAAACTATCGGTTCTAGTTTATACTGAACTGGTTTGGTATTAGTGCTACAAAATGTTAACGAGGGTATTGTATATAACGCTCGCTCGTGTTATACTACGCTCGCTAAGATCACAAGCAAAAGTGACATTTAAAGACCTTAATTATCATTCCATTTCTAACACTTTTATTCCACATATTATCACCCCTTTATACACAATTAATCCACATATTACAAGGGGTTTTATACAACATTGTGGAAAAGGTTTAAATCGCTCATGTATATTTAATTTGCTATTTATTAGGGTTAAATATACTTAATCTAAGGGTTTTCCACAGTTTCCACACCCTAACCTGTGGAAAACTATGTATTACTTAGTAGGACAATTAGCACTCTTCCAATGATAATAAAGAACAAGAAATTAGTGATCCTCTGTGTTAGTTTTGTCATTCAAATTACCTTCTGATTGTTGATAAATTAGATCATTAAATTTGTCATTATAGTATTCTCTTTCTGCATCATTTATCCAAGGATTATGTCTTTGAATACTACAATATTCTAACCATTGTTTATCACTCCAATCTCGTTTTACATCCTTTATATAATCATTTAACGACAT